TCGACTATGTAGATATGAAAATACCTTATTTGGTAAGTAAATATAAAAAAAGAGTTAGCTGGTTAAAAAGAAGATAGGAGTGAGGAATAGATATGGGAAAAATCTATAACGCAAAAATCAAGTTCAGTTTTTTAGGATTTGACACAAATGGGGTATTGTGCATCCAATTAGGTTTCGAATGCCGCAACGGTGTGTCCTATACAAGTGATAAGTTAATGATATCTGACCAAGATCAAGACTTTGATTTTGGTGCAGACATTATTAAGAATATCCTCAACACATTAGAACTCAATAGGTGGGAGGACTTACCAAGAAAGTTCGCCAGAATTGAGGTGGACGATGACGGTATAGTAATAGCAGTAGGCAACTTAATTGAAGAAAGGTGGGTTAAATTATAATATGGGATTTAACGATAGGATTTTATATAGTGGACATATTTATCGTAGGTTATGTCCCAACTGTAAAAAAAGTTTCGAAGTGCATGAACAGGAACAAGTACCTGGGTTCAGGTGTGTGGACGAATTGAAGTGTCCGTACTGTGGCTATGTGCTTCGTACCAGTATGGAATATGAATATATGACTTACAAAGTGGATGAGGAAAATAAGGAAGATAAGGAATAACGACAATGGAAACTAACAAGATTTACTTAGGAGATGCGTATGAACTGGTCAAGGACTTGGAGGACAAGTCCGTTGACCTAATTGTCACCGATCCGCCTTATGAGTTTGGTACGGGAGGTATCGGAACAGGTATCTTCAAAGGACGTGGTGACAGTGGTATTGACACATACACGTCTATTCGTGAACGTGGATTAGGAGAAGGAATCAATGTTGATTTGATTTTGCCAGAACTAGTGCGCGTTATGAAAAAGATAAATATCTATATCTGGTGCAACAAAGAACAAATATATGAGTATCTTTCCTTTTTCGTAAAGGAAAGAAACTGCAATTTTGAGATATTTATCTGGAGCAAGTTAAACCCACCACCATTTTTAGGAGGACATTACCTCAAGGATAAGGAGTATTGTTTATATTTCTGGGAAAAGGGAGTAAAGGGTTTAGTACACCCAACATATGAGACGGGCAGAACAGTTTACACCTCTTCCTTAAATGTCTCGGATAAAGAGGATTACGGCCACCCAACAATAAAACCTATCGACGTGATAGAAAATATGATTGCCAATTCTTCCGTTCCTGGTGGGGTTGTTCTCGACCCATTTGTAGGCAGTGGGACAACATGTCTAGCCGCCAAACATTTGGGTAGAAAATGGATTGGCTTTGAAATCAATGAGGAATATTACAAGATAGCGTGTGACAGAGTAGCTGGTGTCAATAGGTCTGGACAGTACGACTTATTCGACGTTGACTATGAAGACGAGGAAGACGGCCTAGTCCAGTTGTCTGTGTTCGACGAGGAAGAGTAGGGATGGAGAGGAAGGGAGAAGAACGGTAAGGATACCGTTTCTCTCCATTCCTTACCACTCCTATCTGTTCCAGTCCGTCAGAACAGAAAAGAAAATAAACAAAAGAAAAGATAAGATAGAAAAAATGGGGGTCAATAGGGTTTTACATCAATTGACATTTTTTTATAGATATGTGTATTTTATATATAAAATATAAAATGCACTATCTGTAAAGGGACATAAATGTTTAATTATCATTATTTTTTCCTATATTTCGCGTATGTATGTATATGTATATGTATAATATATATGTATATATATAAATAAGAAAAAAATAATGATATCTAGAGTTTTTTGTTTATATACATATATGTATATTTTTGGGCAATTGATTTAAAAAGGTGTTGACAAGTTTTAATTTTGGGTGTATTTTTGAGTTATGAGTAGAAGATTTGCGAAAAAAATAGTGGATTTATATGAACTTGAAGGGTTAGAGACTAACGCTAGTGCCCGTATTAGGTGGGTACGTGACAGAGGGAGAGAACCGCACTTTGTCCTTTCGATACCTTTTGATTTTACGGTGGGAAGGGGAGGAAAGGTAATAGGTGTGGAAGCGGTGACAGAAACGTCTGCCAACGTTTTCGTCACTCTTTCCTTGCTCGACTTGGCACGTATGATCAACGCAGACAAGGCGAGCGAAGACGTGTATTTTTCTTTTAGTGAGGAACAAGGCGAGTTGTCCGATGTGGTTTACTTTGGCGTGTGCCTAGCACAACGATATTTCTATTTGAGTAAGAATGTTTTAGATGTGGCTCGTAGGGCTTCTTGTCGTTGTGGATATCCTCCGTGGGTGGACTTAGTTCGACGCGAGGCAAAAGGTGGGCAACGAGCAGGTGTGAAGAAAAAAGAAAGAGTTATGTCGGATTCGGAAAAAGAAAGACTAGAGAATTTGGTAGCTGGGTTTGACAAGATTGTGGAGAACTGTATTCGTCACGACTGGGCAGAAGAGTATTGTTGCCTAAGGAGAGACGTGGATAAGTACAAAGGAAATCAGGTCCTATCACGAAAGAAGTATCTAGAAGAGTTTACGAGGTTGAGAAGGGAAGTTTTAAATAAGGATTAATTTTTATATTGCGTTTGCGCTCGTGTGTGTTTTAAAATGTTTAAGAGAGAAACATAACTATGAGTTTGCTAGATAGATATCCATTAAATAAAGAAATATTTGAAGATAAAGTGATTGGTGTAGGTGCAAAAAAGAATGTAGTTTGCACCATTTTTCGCAAATCTCCTAAAGAAATGGATGAGTGGTGTAAACAAGAATATGGAATGGATTTTAATACTACTTATGAAATATTGAAGCAACTTACTTATGCAGAATGGAAAGAATGTCTAAAAGCACTTGGGGAAAAGGGCAATCCAACCGCAATGACTATTATGCAAGAAAGACTAGCAGAAGACGCTGAAGAACAAACGAGTGGTGTTGTTTTCAATGTAAATGTAAAGGTAGAAACGGATAATGAGAAATATTGTGGTTAAAGAGGCATTGGCCGAACACGAAAATGAAGAGGTGAACAGAGCACATAAAGTAGGCTCAAGAAGGTTGAGAAATAAGCCAAAAAATGTGCCTGTTTCGGCCTTCTTTTGTAAAATCGTGTCTGTTGACGAACAACCAGTTATATTTGATCCTAACACTTTTAGGTTAACATCTAACTGTCGTAAAACAAACGGCTTTTTTACAATTACATATAATCCAGAAGGTTCGCCCAAGCACGTGCGTGGAAAGCCTTATACGATTGGTCAAGATTTAGTTCCTGGTCGTTTTTGTGTAAGTGGTGTTCGTCACTGGAGAGCACTGTGCGACAGAATTCCTGAGTTCGGTTGGATGTTGAAATGGTCTTATTATGACGATGGATTATTCGATGTTGCAAAGAAGCATCCAGGTGTCGCATTCGGTTTTAATATTAAATGGGCCGAATATGCAAAAATGATTGAAGATAAAGCTGAAAAAATGGGAATTGATATTGACCACAAACCGTATTTTGTATATATAACCAAAAAAGAAAAATTGGATGAATTAAAGAAAAAATTTACAATGATGCCTGGTCCTACATGTTTGGATTACCAATCCGTGCTAGACGAGGTAGATAAGGAGATGAAGTGATATGGCGAAACAGAAGATACTCACTATAAAAGAATACATTCGTAGAAAAGCCTTTGGTATCGGTAACGGTTCAGTTGAGACCGAAATATCACCTAATGTCCGTGCTAATGAAACCACATTCATTAACGACCCAAACGAAATCCAACGCTTGAAGTTAGAAGAATATAACACATGGTACGCGGGCGATAGCGCGCAAATCCTTAATTTTTATACACGCGCAGACTTTATTGACTTTAACTATGACCCTATCTATAACAGGAATATGCGCAACTTGTTCTGGGCACAGTCGGCTAGTGAAGCTGATTACAAAAGGACACACTCTGGCTTGGCTCGTTGTATCGTGGATTCGTTGTCTGCTCTCGTGTCCGTGCCTGTTGTGAAGAGCGTTGACCAAAAAAGAGAGGCCAGACTAAGACTTATCTTGAAGGAGAACAACTACAAGGAACTCCTATCCCAAGAGGCCAGACCACTAACCCTTGTTGAAGGATGGGGTGGCTGGAAGATAAACTTTAATGAGGACATCTCGGATACGCCCATACTTCTCTATTACCGTGCAAACAGTGTGGACTTTATTTATAGGAACCGTCGTCTTGTGGCTATTGTGTACCAAGACTACTATACTGATGAGGAAGACAGAAAGTACGTCCTCTTTGAGACCAGACGTTTGGAACGTAGGGAATGTAAAGATGAGAACACAGGAATTAAGGAAAGGAAACTATGCCTTGTTATTGAAAAGGAATTGTTCCGTTACCTTACAGACCAAGCAGACAGAATTGAAAAGGTGCCGTTAGATACCCTCCCAGAGTTGGAGGATACAGAACCGTGCTTAGTAATTGAGAACTGTCCATACTTCTTGGGCGCGCCAAATATCTACTACTATGATTCTACAGAGTTGATGCCAGGAAGGTCTATCTTCACTGGTAAGATTGACTTGTTTGACGACCTTGATAAGTGTCTAAGCCAGTCCAGTAATGCAGTGACACGCTCGACACCTATTGAATACATTGATTCCCAATACTTACAAAGGGACGAGCACACAGGGCAACCAATTCAACCCAAGCTGTTCGATCGTAAATACATCATGCTCTCTACCGTGCTAACGGGTGACGGACAAATGGCCAGACAACCTGTTACAGTGACGCAACCACAAATCAATTTCTCTGCGTATAGTGACGAAGCCCTTTCTATTGTCCTTCAAATTCTAAATGGTGTGATGTCACCAGCAACGCTAGGAATTGATATTTCCAAGAGAGATACTGGTGTATCCCAAAGAGAGAAAGAGAAAATTACCATTTTTACGCGCAATGGGTTGATTGAAATGGAAAAGCCAATACAAGAATCATTAATGATTCAATTATTAATTGCTGACCAACTACTTCACAGTGAAAATGCGTACAACACCATTGAACGCCCTGAGAACGAAGAAGACTGGGGCATTAGCGTTGTGTATGACGAATTCTCTGATGCTTCCTTCGAGGCCAGACTAGAAACCGTGCTAACGGGTTGGCAAGGAGGCCTAATCTCTGACGACAGGGCGATTGAATACATCTACAAGGATTCCCCACAAGAAATCAAGGACAGAGAGTTGCAGTTCATTAAGGAACAAAGAGAGAATGAACAACAGCTCGCGGGTCGTGACGGGAATGGACAAGCCGTGCCAGGCGATGACGAACTAGCTGAGTTAGGTGCCCTTCTGGGAGGAGATAACTCAGAAAATGATGCGAAAGAGAAAGCCGATATCAGTTCTGTTAGAGAGGATAACGGTGTGATGCCCATTTCTGATTACAAGGACTACGAAAAGAACCGTAGTGAACGATTGGATAAATAATAAATGGATAAAGAATATCTAAAAAGCGTTGTGTATAGTTGTGAGATGCGGATCACTGCGATCATAACAGAAGGCGTAATAAACCGTGCAAGTAAAAGGGATATTCTGAGGAAGGCCAGAGCTGAGATATCTGGGTTGAAGTTCCTGAACAGGGTAGAACAGAGTGATCTCCTAGACTTCACCAATAGATTCTATAGGCATACAGTGGCTGGGGCAGCAAGGAAAACAGACCTCCAAGAGCGTTCCAATCAGGTTTATGCCGTGCTAAGGAATGACACGCCCCAGATGGAACGCATCAAAAACAGTATCGTGGACAACATTGAATACCGTAAAAAACACAAGGAACTGGTTCTGATGCTGATGGACGACGACCAGAAATTCTATTATTGCACGGTACTGAAGGATGCAGCAGCAGATCATGTGGCGTATCAAGGACTTATTTATTATCGAAAGAATAAGGAGTATTCTGACGAGGAACAAGAATTTATATCCTCACAGAACTTGATGAGCCTTGACGAAGTTGTGTTGCGTCCTCCTTGGTTGACCACAAGACGAAACTGCCGACACAGATTTATTCCAATATCGTTTAAAGAAGCCCAAAACGGCTATTCTGAGAGCGAAAAAAGTTTCCACGACATTTCATATGAAGAGGAACAATATCGCCTTTATAGAGACCGATATAAGATGTTGACCAATATCAAGAAAACCTTCCAAAAAACGGAAACCATACCAGAACAGTTGAAAGTTGATATGCGACGCACCAGAAGGTTGGTGAGAAGCTGGGACCGTGCTAGGAAGGAAGCCGAAAAAAAAGCGGATCGCAATTGATCCGTTTTTATTTTTAGTGTTGATTGAAGACTACTGACTGCCCTTTTTTCAAAGACCAACACGCTAGGCAACGAGGACATTCGCCAGTGCAAGGTATGGCAAGAACTGGAATGTCTGGATTTTTTGCCTTGTCCTTGAAGTTTACATAGGTAATTGGCAAGTTGTAAGGATTAGGAACATCGAAGTCCTTGTCCCACGCGCTAAACACAATGTGTAAGTTGCTAGGAAGTGCGCCAGTTTTTAAAAAGTCATTAACGAGTTTGAACTTTTTTGTGAAACATAGGAACTTTACGCCCCTACATTTACGAGCAACGCGCACCATCCCTTGAAGATATTCGCTATTAACGATATCTCCACTTGAATGCCAACGGAAGAACCTATACGAGACAAGTCCGTTCAATTCTTCTATAATGTCGTCAAAGTATTTTTTAGGATTAGCCACGAAACAAGCAAGATTGTTTACGTGAGATTCTTTTACATTAGGATACGTAAAATTGCCTTTTGTCGCGTAGCATAAGTGTTTGCAAGGCGCATCGTGTCTGCAAGTTTGAATGGCGGGCAAATTCACTGACGGAATCTGTCCCCCTAGTTTTGAATTAGTGTGTGAAATTTTAACTTTCATTTTTTTAGCCCCCTTATTGAATACGCCATTATTATATATTGGGCGATATATAAAAATCAACAATTTTCGAATCTATTTTTAAAAAAGTTTTTTGATGTCCAGGAGCGTCCAGGAGAACCCAGAAGAGCACGGTAGAACAAATCCTGATCCACATCATTCAAGATGCGTCGGGTTGGACAGTTACCGTGCAAGGATACGACGGACACGACGGGTACGACGCATAAAAAAAGAGAGAACTGAGGGCTAGTTCTCTCCAGTGGCTACTTGCTTACTTTCTATTTGGTTAAGATTTCAACAAGTTTTTCGTAATTTGCTCTATCGAGGAATTGGGGGTGCTTTCCATTTTTGAACGCGATTACAAACCTTTCTTGTAATTCCCATTCAATTGGGGTTTTGGTAATGACACCAGTGTCTTCATCGGTAGTGTCTTCGTAGTTAACTACTTTATCGTAGTTCACGTGGGGTTCAGTTTCGCTTAAAAACGCGATTTCTTCGGTGTTCACGATTAATTCTTTATCGTGTCCTTGTTCATTGATTCTTGTTAATTTGACAAACATAATTTCTTTCTCCTTGTGCCGTTCTTCGGCTTTTACTTGTTTTGTTTGTTTTGGTTATAAGGTAATTTCCCTCTTTACCTTACACCTATATATATTACACCTTTTATTTAATGGTGTCAATACCTTTTTATTACTTTTTTTAATTTTATTTTTATTAAGGATATATGGTATTGGGTTTTCCTTAATGCTCCTTTATTATATATCGCCTAATATACAAATTGCAACAACTTTCGAAAATATTTTTTAAAAAATTTTTTCCTAACTTTTTAGGAATGATTTCCAGGAAGGATCAGGATTGCAAGCACGGTAAGGGATACAAAAGAAAAGGGTGGGCTTGAACCCACCTCTCTCGTGTTTTACGCTTTCCACAACATATGGTCATAAACGAACTCAACCATATCATTGATGTCGTTAAACTCTTCAAACCCTTGATTAGACAACATATCTTCCAAACTATCCATATAGAAGTAAGGCGACATTCCATCAGGTATGTCCTCGTATGAGTTGTTCAACATCGTTGCCATATCAGCAAGATTGTATCCTTTCTCTTTCATAAAGTTTCTCAACTCTATGTAGTAGCCATTGTTCTCCAAAATGGTAAGAAACAACAATGTGTATGCTTCGTTTTCAGTCATAACTTTTAAACCCTCCTTATTGACTAACTATATATTAAACGATATATACAATAATGTCAACAAATTTTCAAAATACTTTTCCCAAAAATTTTCCTAAAATTCCAGGAACAATCCGTCCTCCTTCTTGCACGGTTATGATGGGCAGAAAAAAGTGGACTTGATTGTCCACCTTTCTCATTCCTAGTCGTGGCAGTCGATTAGGGCAATGACACCATTAAACCTTTTGTTGTCAATGTCATCGAGCAACTTATTGAACTTAACTTTGTCAACCGTTCCACAAGTATAGTCCTCGTTTTTCATATAGATTTTGGACATAGTGGCAACAGAGTAGATTTGGTTTCTATCCAATGGTTCGGTTAAGTCTTTGATTTCCGCAATGGCGAACTCATTTTTGACTATTGGGGCATTGTCATTGCTCCAACCTCTTTCGGCGTGAATGCCCTTTTTTGCTTTAAGGATATCACACCAACGACCACCGATTTGAAACCAGTCGCACCATCTTTGGTATTTTGGTGTTGTTTCGCCACAACAGTAGCAGAAACGGTCAGAGAACATATCTTCAATGTCATAACGAGATAAGTCCTTTAAAGTTTTGTTTTTAAGAATGAAGAGTGTTGTGAAATGCATATAATTTTCCTTTCGTGGTTCTACCACTTGTTCACGTATATATTATATATTGAGGTATATAAATATTGCAATACTTTTCGAATAATTTTTTTATTTTTTTCACACGCCCCGAAAAATAGAATTCCTGGATTTTTTTACCGTGCAGTTCGGGAGGCGTAAAAAAAGAAGGAACCGTTAAGTCCCTTCCTTTTCTTGTTGTTTAGTATTCTTCTGGGAACAAAATTGTTGTAGCACTTCTATCACGTTCAGTAATGATATAAATGCTCACATCGTCGTTGTAATTATAACGACTGAACAGTCTGTCATTCCCTTTGGCCAATGCTCGTTCATTAAGTCTCTTGTCTTCTCTATCCAAGTCTCCCCAATCACCATTGAGGTGTCTTTGAACGGAATCTACAACGAACTTCGCAAAGTTCTTGTCGTTTCCTACCATTTCATCTACTCCCTTTGTGGCATAGAGTTTGCCATATTTGAATTTCATAAAAGTTCTCCTTTCCTTTATCTAACACAATTATATATTAGGCGATATATATTGTCAACTGTTTTTTTGGAAAATCCTGGAAGCTGCGATCAGGATTGGGACTGTCCACATCAAGCACGGTTACGATTCACAAAAAAAGAATTGGGATTGTCCCAACTCTTTCCTAATTATTTGTCTCCTTTCGTAGAATGTCTTAACAACTTGATGATGGTGTCAACGTCCATTGGTAGTTCTTTGTACACATTGTTCAGTCCGTTCATTTCGCCAATGCTACCTTTTGGATAGTCATTGGTTGTCTCGCCCGTCCAGTATTCCAAATGGTGCAAGTCGTCACCATCGTATGCCCATTGTAGAGTTAAACTCCACGTTTCAACATCACAAATTTTTATGTCACCATCTTTACCAATGTTAGCGAAGTAAATTGAGGTTTCGCTAGCAATTCCGAATGGTCCATAGATTTCAAAGGCTTTAAAGCCACAACGAGCCTTAATTTCTTTAGCCAATGGTATTAAGACGTTTTGGACTACGTATGGTCTTTTACTCTTTATCTTTTCTAGTTTCTTTTCCAACCTTTCTATTTTTAATTCAATGGCTTCTTTTTCGGCTTTGAGTTTGTTTTTGGTTTGGTTGTAGTTATTAATGATTTCTTGTAGCATATTTTTTCTCCTTAGGTGTTCTTCACCAATGCTTACGTATATATATTAAAGGATATATAAGAGAAATACAACAAAAAAATATATAAAGTTAAAAATTAAAAAAAGCCCTTGCATTTTTCTCCAACTGTATATACAATAATAGCACGGATACATGATGTGACCAGGAGAGAAAGGAGAAGGACAATCATGCCAACAAAAGAATACAAGGAAAGAAAATTAAATTACATTCGTCGCTACAACCAAGCCCATTACCGTTCAGTTAATGTGTTGTTCAGGATGGAGGACGATGAACAGAAGGCTATCTGGGATTGGCTTCATACCAAATATAGCACGGCGGGATACTTGCGTGACCTTGCGATCGCTGCTTACAGAAAAGAAAAAGAAGGGAAATAAATCCCTTCCTTTTTTTACCAATGGTTTTGGTTATTGCACTTCTTGTTCGTGAATGGTGATGTCGCAATGGTGAGACATATACTGTTCAGTTTCCCAAATTGCCCAAGCCATATCACCTTTGGTGTATTCTTGTTCTTCGGTATCGTAGTCTTTGAAATCAGTTCTAGTATCCTTGATTTCTTGTTCCATTAACCTTTGAGCGTCCTCAAAACTCTCAAAAACGCCATCAACGCGGCTTTCGTAATCGCCACTATCAACACACACGTAGTTACTAACTACCACATAAACTGTCATAAGACTTCTTGTCCTCCTTGTTAACTACATATAATATATCAAACTATATATATAAAATCAATAGTATTTATAATTTTTTTGGATAAATTTTCTTGCCAGACGAATGCTTCCAGGATGGATTTGTTTAGCACGGTTAGCCCTGTCCAGAAGTTCCCTGATCATGTGAGATGTGTGGACAGAATTCCTGGACGACAGAGCTGGTTACATCAGGATTGATTAACACGGTGAGAAATTCGGGACGGTTCTGGCAAACAAAAAAGAAGAGTGTTTGCAACCACTCTTCCCTAAAACTTACTCAGTTAAGTTTATATTCAACTCTCGCTTTTTTCATACCCATAAGGTAGTGGGAATTGCTTTCACTAGGAATCCTACAATCTTGCCATATTGGAGTTCTGCCCTATCCAACATCTCTTTACGCAATACTTACGCTAACTTTCTTTCTTCCCTTACCATTGATGCATAATGGTTTGGCAGTGTGTTCAGTTCACTGGGAATATGTCGTTTTCCAATGCTATGTGCTACTGGGTTTAAGGTCTGCCCACATATCCTAGACCATAAGGTGCTTATCATTTCCTTACACTAATAATATACCATATCATTATATATTGCGCAATAGTTTTTTTAATTTTTTTTAAAATTTTTTTGCAGCGGAATTTTTTCATCGTCGGGTTCGAATTCAGGATCGATTAGCACGGACATAAGAAGCAAAGAAGAAGGGGAACCGTTTCGTCCCCCTCTGTTTACATCAAGTCCGTCAAATTTGTCCCCATCTTCATTCTTTCTAGTTTCTTATGGTAGCCCAACAATTCGTAACAAACCTCTAGCTGCCATTTAGCACTAACTTTTGGCATTTTGTCAAATTCCATTGGGTAACCATCGAGTTTGAATTTGAACTTTTCATTGTATTCCTTGATTTGGGTAACTTTGTGTCCATCTTCAATGGCAGTATCCACAAACCAAGCGAACTTTTTATGTCCAATTTCCTTATCGTGGATTTCTTCAATCGTTCTATTTTTCATAATGGTTGTTCCTTTCTTTGCACACCATTATTATATATCGCCCTAGATATAATTGTCAACACCATTTTGTGATTCTTATGAATGCCTGGATTGCCTTCAGCTTTGCACGGTACGAGATGCAAAATAAAAGAAGGGATTTGGTTCCCTTCCTATTTTAGTTGTTCCAAGGTGTATTCAACCATTTGACTAAATCACTTGAATTATCACATTCGAACAATGGTGTTTCGCATTCAAAGTCGCCATCGGGTGTTCTTCTACCATAGACAGTGTATCTATGTTTGTTCCAACAACAGTTGATTTGAATTGTGAGCATTACGCTTCCAGTTTGCAAAGAGGCAAAACGGAAATCGTCATAAAGTGGACCATTGAGAGGACAGTTGTTTTTAAACCAAACATACCAATTGTCCAAGTCAACTTTTCCACCATCTTTGATTTGTTTAATGATGTTGCCCATTGTTTGAGTTTTTCTCGCAAGTGAGGTGTCCTTACAAAACCAGTCAAACCAGCCAGCCTCGATTTGTGTTTTAACGCTATGGTCTTCGTATTGACCATTGAGGTAATTTGTTATCCAGTTTTGGATACTAATTGTTTTTCTCATTTTAAGTTCTCCTTTGGCTTTTTGCCATTTCTATGATTATATATTAAACGATATACATATAAATTGCAACAACTTTTTGCTTTTTGGATAAAAAAATTTTTCCTAAAATTCCAGGAAACTAGATGCCCCCAATCTTGCACGGTGGTGATGCGCAAATAAAAGAGGTGATTGCTCACCCCTCTCTCCTTAGCATGCTCCCCAACCAAAGAACAAGAACTTATGCCAACCATTGTGGTGTGTAATTCGATTTGACACCTTTCCAAGGTCAATGGCTCTACATTCTCTTTTCTCCATTGTATCCAAGTAATGGTAGGCAATTTCGTATGCCTTTTTTTCTTTGGTTTTAGTCCAATTCTCCCCCATATTGCAATTCACAACACAATTGTGCATTCTACAACCATAAGTGGTGGAAATGGTTCCGTTATAAGGGTCATTACCATAGCATTCAATGGCTTCTTCCCTTGCATTTTCGTATGCTTGCTTAAAGTCCTTTCCGTATCCGATTTTCATAAATGTTTGTGCGCCCATATTTTTGGTCTCCTTTAGGGTTCTTCCCTTTATCTAACTACCATTAGTATATATTAAGGTATATAACATTGTCAACACAAAATTCATTTTGGACGAAAGAAAAAAATCGCGATCAGGAAAATCCAGGAAAATCCATCACTCCTCGTTTTAGCACGGTATAGGACTGCGCGTTCCTGGTTGTTGGTTGTTGGCGAAGGCACAAAAAAAGAGTTATTGCTAACTCTCTCTTTTAACCTTGGCTCACCTTAGTAAATTGCCACTATGTTGTTAATGTCAATGGTGAACATTACGGACACGTTGCTTGGCTTTTTGTGGGTGCCTTCGTAGAACTCTACTGAGGTGATTTCGTTTCCTTGGTATTCATACACATTTCTTGGTGTGTGGTTCTTGCAATTCGTTAAGAACACTTGTAAGCGCGTTTTTTGGGTGTTTTCGTTGAAGATTAGGTTGTTGCCTAAGTATTTGTCATTGGTTGACTTTTTCGCGCCTTGTTGGGGTTCTTTTTTAACTACATTATAGTAATTGCAAAGTCTAATGGTGGTTGTGGTGGTTTTAGCATATTCCCCATATGTTGATTTGTAAACAATGGTGAAGTAAGTTCCACGTTTCTTTTCGCTTAAGATTTTTTGAACATTTTCTAGTGTCATTTTATTTTTCCTTTAGGGTTCTTCCCTTTTAACTTTGACTACTATATATTAAGCGATATATAACCATATGTCAATACCCTTTTCTACTTTTTTTACATTTTTTTATTTACAAGGTTTCTCGTATGCATACGCGCACTCCCTCTCCTACCTCCAGGAACGCATATGCACGGTCAACGATCGGAATTCTTTTGCTTTGATGCCCAGCGATGTCGCAAACTTGTCCAACTGCCAATCGTCTTGTTCTTTTCAAACTTACTAACCTCCTTGATGCGACGACACATAATTTGAGCAACAGTCGTCTTACCATTGAGGACATCTTGAATTTGGTATTTGGAAAGGACTACCTCATTATGGTTATAAATGTTTTCAAAAACAGCGCGACCATTGTCGTCCCACTTTTTAAATTTCCAACGCCCATCCAGAACCTTGTCCTCGTATTTCAACATGATGCAGCTTCCTCCTTCTTGCACGGTATGTGATCTATTTTTTTAGCGGATCAGTCGCCCAACCCGCTAGTTCTTTTTTAACTAATTTTGATGGTTTCCCAGTAGGCAAGTCCATTTCTTCTCTTCCTTAACCATACGAAGGAACCATTGCCGTTTTTGTCTTTAAGGTAAAACTTTGTCTTTATGTCATAACCATTGTGGCGTTCACCTTCAAAGCGATAGCCTTTTTCTTGTAATGCCCACCATATCTCATTAAAGGTTTTGCCTTGTTCAATGAGTTCGTTAACAAACAACAAGGTTTCTTTTTGTAAGTCATTTATCCACACCATACTAGAATGCCTCTCTTTCCACATTGCAACCATTGAGGATAAAGTCAATGTCGTCTTGTCTAGCGTAAATGCTTTCTTCGTGTTCTTTATAGGCGATTTCGAATTTGGTGATTTCGCCCACCTTTACCACATCACATTTGGTTAATGGTTCGTTGATTTCAAACACATTAATTAGTCTAATTGTTTGGCTTTCATTTAATGGTTTTCTTTCGATTTCTAATTTAGTCATTTGGTATCTCCTTTGGCGTTCTTCGCCTTTGACCATTATTAATATATAAAACTAGATACACTATGTCAATATTAAATTATATATATTTATATTTTTATTTTGATATGTTTGCGTGTGAGCGATCGCCAGAAGCCCTCCAGGATTGTTCACTTCACTGCACGGTTGACAACATCAGATCAGGTAGAATACAATAAGGATAGATGTTCATTATGTGGGCATTGTTTATTCTCCTTTGCGCTTGGAACTGCACAATTCTTCCTGTGTGGTTCCGTTTTTTTTATAGATGGTTTTTGCACGGAAGAGATGAACACAAAAAAAGCGGATACAACCGCTTTGTTTTATTCTGGACTATTAATTACCATCATAATTTCGTTAGTCCTATTGTCAACCAACTCGTACCGACGTTCATAGTATGTTGTGTTTCTTGCCCTATATTTTAGAACTCTTACTATTTCCTTTAATTGACTATCGCCACAAAGGTGATTATTAGTGCTAATGGTGTCTTCTTGAGTTTCTCTGTTAATGCGATGGGAGACAACTCTAAAGTCATACTTTTTGGTTTTGGTTTTGAGTTCCGCGATTTCCTTTTTTAACTTGGCAATTTCTTTTTCTTTTAACGCGATTTCTTTTTTGATTTCTTCAATGGTCTTTTTCATTTCAATTTTCCTCTTTGGTGTTCTTCACCTTACGTAAAACATTGTAGCACCATTATGTATATATTGCAATATACAAACGACATTTTTTTAATTTTTTTATTTTTTTAAATTTTCAACTTTTGTGGATCAGGATAGTTATTTATTTCGCACGGTAAAGATGAACATGATATAATGTTGAACAGACAGATAGGTAGAAAGGAAGACAATTATGATTCTAAAAATTAAAAAGGACGAGTTCAATTGGCTATACATTGAGACAAGTTGTTTTGAAATCTATAGCACATACGACGATATTCCACCAAATAACGAAGACTTTGGTCCAATTGCACACTCATATGCAGACGCAGAAAAGCGTAATCTTATTACCATTGAAAGAGTGGGAAATTCAACAACAACGCCACCATTAAAAACTTTTATAAACACAGAGAACACAACCATTATGTGTATCGGAGATTTTACAGGGTTTGCTCTTAACAACGAAGGACAAACCGTAGAAAGACTATAGTTACGAACCTATCTGTCTAGTAAGGGCATCTTCACTGATGTCCTTTTTGTTTCTCATTTCTGCACGGAAGTGATGAATATAAAAACAGTCAGCTACATGCCGACTGCCTTGATTTTTAAAGATTACTTTCGTATGTGTGACCATAGATTTCTCGACATTCTTGGCAAAGGACGTTTTCATTTTCACCAACAACGAGATTTCCACAACCACATAAATGGTATCCACGAGGAATGTGTCTATGAAATTTCACTGCCACAACTCCTAATGGTTTGAACGCATTAAGCATTTCCTCATCAGTGAACAAATGGCTTTGAAAATTCCATTCCTTGACACCACCCTCATAAGTTAACTCATAAGCATATCTCACAATTAAACCCTCCTTTATCTATTTATATATTACACTATATTCCACATAAAGTCAATAGTGTTTTGTATTTGTATGTAGAGGGGGGGGAGGGGTGGAGAGTTGGACAGGGCAAAAACCCAAAAACAAAAATGGCCCCCCTCCAATTTAGCCCACCCCAAGTCAATAGTGTTTTGTAGTAATTGACATTTTTATGCATTTATGCATACGCTACCGATGTGTTGAATATCATTGTTTTTTCCCTATTTATATATGTATATATATTATATGTATATGTACACACGCTATGCAAAGTATAGAAAATCAATGATAATTAACAAATTCCACCCATTTACAGATAATATGTATTTCATATTATTATATAAATACATATTCTCTATAAAAAAATGTCAATTGGTTTAATTCGCTGTTGACTATCCCAAAAACACCACAAAAATGAAATCAAAATAAATTAAAAAATAAATAAAAATATTGTTGCCTACTCTCGTGTGTGTGCTTTAAAATAAATACAGTTAGAAATTCTTTTTTAACGCTTACTCTTGTCCAGGAGGTAAATTTATGGATGACGAAAAATTATTAACGGAAGGTATTGAAAACACAGAAGAGGTGGAGGAAAAAGAGCCGACTACCCCCACTGAACCCGATGGTACTTCCCCAGAGGAACCTGTCCAAATGGAACCCGCACCACAAACTCCGATTGTGGAAGAAAACGGTGTTACTGAAACGTCATATAAAACTTTCACTCAAGATGACGTGGACAAATTAGTTGGTGATACTCGCATTAAAACACGCGAGAAAACATTCCGATACATCTATGACCGTTACGGCGTGAAGGATGAAGAAGAGTTGGATTCTCTTGTGGCTAATGCACAAAGGTATGACACCCAAAAAGAAATGTATGAATCTGACAAGGCTTCTTGGGAAGCAGAGAAAGACGAAAATGCAAAGAAGTTGGGTGAAATGTCGGAGACGATTGCTCTTATGCAGTCTGGTGTTGACAAAGACAGATACGAAGACGTGAAACTTATCTTGAAGGGTAAAGGTATGCCTATTACGTTAGAGAATATCGAAACGGAAATGGCCACACACCCTGAATGGAAAAAAGAAGAAGTCGAAGACGAGAAGGAACAAACAAAGTCTGTTGCTTCTCCCACTCCTACTCCCACGGTGCCTACCGTATCCACACGCATCACAAGATTGGGTAATGAGCCAAAGCCAGTACCTCAAGAGAGTGAAGAGGAACAGGCAGAAAAATTATTCAAAATGAAATTTCATGGTTAAGAAAGGAATACGCTTATGAATAATGAAGAAATTCAAGCCCTTATGGGTAAACTTCAAGAAGCTGGCTTAAAACCAGAAGACATTGCTGATGGCGTTTTATGGCCTCTCTTCCGTGATGGAAAGATGTCCAAAGAAGACTTATCTACACTCTGTTCTGCTATTGGACTAGAATTAGATGAAGATTTCGAAAAAGACGAAGGCGAACCCGTTGAAGGCGTTACCAAAGAAGAAGCCGAAGAGGCGAAAGAAATCGGACCTGATGAATCCAAGGAAGAATTTGCCGAAAAATTAGAAGAAGCAAAATCTGACGAAGCCGAACCCGAAGTCGAAGTTAAAGCCGAAGAAAAAGACGAAGGTGAAGACGAAGACGAAGAGTGGGAAGAAGCCAGAAAGTTGTTTAAACTCTAAAATCAATTAGCCACTGAAAAAGAGAAAATGAATAGTAAATGACTTCCGAAAAATTTAATTACGAAAGGAATTTACTACTATGGCAGGAAATGCTATTGCTCTTATTCAAAAATATGCTACTAAGGCTTGGGATGAAGTCTATGTGGCAGAATCTCGTTCCGCTATCTTAGATGGCGAAAAAGATTTCTTAAAATTTACTGGCACCAAAACCGTTAAGGTTGCTAAATACATGGGTTCTGGTTTAAAGAACTATGGTCGTGCCAATACTCCTATTGAAGGTAACTACGCTGCTGGAAGTTCTGAACCATTTTCCGATGGTGATGGCTACGGCTACCCAGTTGGTGATATCGCCCTCGTTTGGGAAGAATTCACTCTTCAAGTGGATCGTGCTATTCAACTCCGTGTTGAATTAATGGATGACGAAGAAACCGATGGTCTCGCGGTCGCTATGGCCTTAAAAGAAACCAACCGTGTCCAAGTCGTTCCAGAAGTTGATGCCTTTGTGTTCTCCAAATTAGCCGCTAACGCTGGTTTAGTTAACACCACTGCTATCGCTGCTCCAGTTGCTGGCCAATTAGGCTACACCGTCAACGGTCCTATCTATCACTTAAACCTCGCGTTTGAAGCCTTAGATAACGCCGAAGTCCCTGCAGAAAGACAAGTTATCTTCTGCTCCACCTCTTTCAGAAACGCTTTAAGAAATACCAACGAATTAATTCGTGCTATTGACCCAAGCGAAAAGAGAGAAGGCGTTAAATATTCTATCGAAGAATATGAAGGACGTAAGTTAATTACCGTTCCAAATAGCCGTTTCAGAACCGACGTTCAATTACTCAACACTGGTAACGGTGGCTACACATTCGGTGCCAATTCTCAACAAATCGACTTCATCGTCTGCGATCCTTCCAAGATTGCTCACGTCGTGAAATACGAACACGTTAAGACATTTGGTCCTGGTGTTGTCCAAGATTTCGATGGTTACAAAATCAATGTCCGTATCTATCATGACTTATTCGTGTTAGATAACAAGAGAGTTGGTGTGTATGTCCATACCTCCAATGTTGCCGCAGTTGCTCCAGACCTCAAGTTTGAATACAACGGCGATGCTAACTTAATCTCTGCGACATGGATTACTCCAAACCGTCCTGGCATCTTAATGACCGAATTATATGCCGTTCCTTCTACTGATGTTCCTTCTGTCGGTGCCACAGCCCCAACACCTGGTTCAATCAAGATTACTCCATATGCCGATTTGAAAGCATTAGGATTAACAATCAACACTGCTTACAAACTCTATGGTGTCCATGATGGCGTTGTGACAATTGTGTCCTCTGCCGCATTCACCACCACAGACGGTGTTACAGCAGGCGAATAATCACAAGATTAAAACTAAAAGGGTTAGGAATTGCTCCTAACTCTTTTTTTATGAAAAAAACATATGTTAAAGAATTTGATTAATTATTATTGCCATTAAGACGTTTTTTATTTAAAATTAAATTGAATTATAACATAAAAGGAGTTTTATTATGGCAAAATATAAACCCAGTAAAAATAAAAAGAAACATATCGTGAAAAAAATCCAAGAGACCGAAGGTTTAAATACTGGTTTTGGCGATTATGAAGAAAGCACTGGTGGTGGCAAACCATTTGAAGCAGGAAATTCTAATACGAGAACAACTCGTGAGAATGGCAAGACACGCCAAGCAAATAACCCAACCACAAACCAACCGAGAACAGAAGATGGGAAATTTACCTACAAATCCGTGAATGGTAAATCTATTGACCCTAAGTATGGTCCCTCTCGTGGCGTGACCGTTCCTCCCACTCTCACTGGTGGACAAAACGGTATCAAGATTGAAGATGTGGAAAAAGAATTTGGTGCCAAATCTGGTGCTTATTGGGACAAATATAAAGATCACTGGTATAACGTTGGTGGTAAAATCGTTACTGTTGGGTTGTCCACAAAGATTAGTGCTAAGGCCATTTGGGATATGGCGAAAGAATATGATTCCAGTCTAGGCGAATACAAAGGTGAAAGTGAAAACTGGAAAACCAAAGCTGGTGTGAAGAGCAAAGCCGAGAAGGAAGCCATTGGTAAAGCCAAATCCGAAAAAGCCCAACAAAATGTCATTGCTAAAGAGGGTGGCATTGAACAAGTTGGTGGAAGCAAAAAGAAAGCCATTCAAGACTTCGTCAAATCCAAAAAAGAACCAGAAGAAGTCAAAGAAGAGGTCACCGAAGAAGCCATTAAAGAAGAACCAGTTGTCAACGAGGAAGAAAAACAACCTTGGGGCAAGAGTGGTAAATTCACTTTAGGTGACAAGAATAAGGCCGTCGGAAGAATTAAGCAAGAACTTGGAAGCGAATACGATGAAGAGTTCTGGACGGACGAAATGCTTGAAGAATTTATTGAAAGCAATCCTAGCATTCTTGAATAAGTTGGTTGATAAAAAAACCAACTTTTTTTATAATGTTGGTATGGAAAAAGAAGAAATCATTACTGTTGAAAATAAAGATAATAAAGGAAACCCAAACCATAAGCCTGCGGGAAGTCCAGAAGGCGGACAATTTACTAGTTCTCCAAGCACTGGATTAAAAAGCAGCTTATTGGATTTCATTAAGTTAAAAAAGGCAGTTCCCACTGTGGCAAGTCAAAAACCAGTACAAACGGAAAGTGTTGTTCCGTCCTCTTACACATTTAATGACATTGCTACAAAGAACCTAAAAATGGATAGTGGATTAAATGTCAAGCATATGGAAAGTTGCTTTAACACGGGAACCGACAAGGCCAAACAACTTATTTGTGATTTCTTTATGTCCACACATACAAAAATAGACAGAGCCTCAAAGAGTGCTTGTTATTCTCCATTGTGGCAAAGAATTTACTTTCAACCATATGATTTAAAAATAGAAGGTAAAAAGGCTGGCAATTATGAACTAGGAGAAACTTTTTATCACGAAATTTTTCACGGTATTGATGATAGATATGGAAGATTGACCTCTAACTACAAATTATCTAATGGGAAAACATTAAAAGAAGTTTTTCATAATGAGATTAGTGATAAAAAATATGCTTGGAGCACAAAGTTGTTTAATCAAATCAAAGACGAGTATAACGCTGCCGTTGAAGAAGAAAAAAACAAGATGTTTACTCCCGAACAAATAAAAAATTATGAAGATGGTATGGTCTATTATAAAAAGATGTTGAATGATTTGAACACGGAATTCGGCAAACATAATTCTGTGTATGATTATCCTAGTCAAGAAGCGTACAACAAAGCGTACGAAAATTATTCCACGGAATTTAATAAAATAAGAAAAGAATGGAAGAAATTGAGTGATACGTTCTTGCCCGCACAACAAAAGGCGATACATAAATATTCTTGCCTTAGTGATTTTTGCTCTTTTATCTATAGAACTGGCACTGGAAATAAAAGTATTTGTGGTGGACACCCTAAAGAATACTGGAGCCAAGACGGTGGAAACAAGGCCATTAAAGAAATGTGGGCCGAGTTAGGTTCTATGTGGGCTAGAGGCAAGACAGAAGATTTAGATAGAATGAGAAAGTATTTTCCAGAGACGGTTGCTTCTTTTGAAGAACTCGTGGGAAAATTAGATGAAATTAGGAAAGGAAAGTTTATTGTATGACAATTGAAAAAATTGACGAATTATATGATGAATATGAACTTAGATTTGGCGAAGCGCCATTATTTTCCTATCCAACCTCTCCATATAGTTCTGTCTATGTCAAATTAGTAAAAAAAGCATTAGAAAGAGGAACTCCCTACACAGAAGAAGAAATGTGGAAGGCGTTGGGTTTAGAAGAAGAGGATTTACTTTAATATGGAAGACAGAACTGGAAGAAATCATGCACCTGCAGGGCAATCTAATGGTGGACAATTTATACCTAAAAACGGTTCCTATGTTGAACGAATAAAAGACAAAGAGGGAAACGATATTTTTGTAGGTGGATATTTTGGCGATCCATTGGATTTAAACCTTTCTAATGGTGGCACAAAAAGAATTTTCAACGCCAATCCATATAATCCTTTTAAAATTATTGCCAAAGATAATGATAATAGAAAATTCGATAAGCTGGTAACAATGCCAATTCTTACGAAAAATATTGAGAAAACATTAGAAACTTTTAAGTTAGAAGGATACGATGTAGCCTTTGAAGGCTTTGGAAACGAAAAACTAGACGAAAAAAGAGGAATAGATTATCGTGTTGTGCTTTATAATAAAGAAACAGACCACGTTTTGCATTTTAAAATAGATTTTAAATTCATTAAACAAGGCGCGAGAAATTTGGGCACTTACAAAGATACTCATATTCCATTAGCAATATTAGGCCATTCTTCTAATTTTAACGCGGACTCAAATGAGGTAGAAGATGGACAGTTTTTAAATAAAATTCATAAAAACAACGTTTATCTATTTTTGTCATTAGATACTCCTGGTATGGAATGGAAGGACTTGTTAAAAATTGCCGAAAAAGGTAAGGATATTTCTAATTATATATACGGGGCAAAAATGCACTGGCTACCAACAAAATCATTGAAAAACTCTGTTTTTAAAATGGTTGGTTCAGAAGAAAAATTGAGAGAATTAGCCAATGAGCAAAGAGAAAAATTCTTAGGCAATTTAATTGAGAGAAAGTTTATTGATGGCAAAGTTGCTAGGCAAGTTTTTCGAGGGCCTTTGGGAGATTATTATTATCTTAGCACTACTAAATTTGACAATGGTGCCACATCAACTCAATTAACTATAAGACCAGATTTCATAAAAAGATTTCTAAAGCAGCATGGTGGCTATACTGAAATGAAAGATAGTGAAATTAATTATTGACATATTTTAATTTTAGTATTAATATATTGTCAGAAAGAAGGAAAAGAGAATGAATAAAGTTAAGGAATTTATGGATAATTGCCCAAGTGCAGAATTATGGTTAGACGAAAACGAAGATAAATGGACAAGAGATGATGAAGACCACATTGTCTTTCTCATTCCAGAAGAAGAAGTTCCATTTTCTGTAAAGCAATATGCCGACGTGGAAAACTTCACGGTGGACGAAATGGTCAGAATTTTGGCAAAACATAATAAATATGGTGGTTGATAAAGCCATCCTATTTTTTTATAATAAAAAAGTATGGAAGACAATGAAGAAAAGGTAATAACTGTAAATAACGAAGGTGGTAAGGGAAATCCCAACCACGCTCCTGCTGGTGCCCCTGGTGGAAAAGGTGGCCAGTTTGTTAGTGGTCCAGAGGGTGGAGCCGATAGTAGCGAGTTAGAAAAGCCTATTTCCGATGACGATGAAATGGGTGTTTTAGAGTTGAAAAAAGCCTCTAACACCACATTAGGAAACGCCTTAAAGGATTTTATTGGGAAGAAAAAAGAAGTCTTAAATCAAGAGGCTAGAGAATTCATTTCTCAAATCGAAGTTGGCGTTAACGAAGAAAATAAAAATTATTATTTTTCTCTTTCTCGTGAGGAAAAAGTTGCCTTATTGGTTAACAGCCCTAATGGATACGATAAGAGAAAACTTAAATTTGCCACAGACGAACAAATTAATGCCTTATTGTTTGCCGAGGCTTTTAAAAATCGTTATATCCAAATCACGCAACAACTGGAAATTCTTAAACAAGATAAGGAAAAAATCCAGAACGAAATTGATACCGTTTTATCACAAAACAACATTGATGGTTTTAGTGGCATTTGGGCGTATTCTACAAAATATCCCAGTGATTATGTAGAATTAAAAGAAAGTGGCTCTATTGATAAGAAAAAAGAGTATTACAATAATGTTTTAAATAACCCAGAAGCGCCACTTAGTGAAAAAATCAAGGCCAAACAATATATGGCCAAATTGGAAGAATTCGAAAAAGCTGGTCAAGAATACGAAAAGTTAAAAAGCGAATATAACTTAAAGTATTTGGACGACCTCGAAGAAATCGAATTAAAAACAAGCGAACTTCTAGAAGAATCCAAAAAATATAGTAGTGATAGCGATTTATCTAAGTTAGCCAATTCCTATATTGAAAGATTTACTGATAAAGACGCTAATTATTCTCAAGAAAGAAAAGATAAGGCCATATGGTTTAAAGACATTTATTCTGCTTATGATTATTTTTCTGGAAAAGCTGGTAATCATTGGGCAAGTTTGTCTTCTGCGGAAAAAAATGTTATCGCTGCCTATACTGGTAGTGGTTATAGTCGCTTTAATAAGCCATTAAGAGGTATCGCGCACGATCCGTATGGCTATGCCTTTGACGAACACGGATTAAATACCTTTTCGGAAGGTGTTAACAACTTAACAAATGCTATTGATAAATGTACTTGGGACGAAGATATTTGGGTTAATAGATATATTAAAAACAACACCAAAATGTTTAAACTTCCAAACAGTTCGCAAAAAAGAAGTTTGGAATCTATGACAGACAGCGAATTAAAAATGTTAGAAAACACCTCCTTTGTGGACGGTGGGTTCTTTAGTGCTGGTGCAGCTAAGGGAACTGGTTATCATACTGGCAATATCGTGTTTAATGTATATTGTCCAAAAGGAACCAAAATGGCCTATGTTGCTCCATACTCATCGGCCAGCAAATCCGAAAACGAAATGATTTTACAAAGAGGATATGAATATCGTATTACTAAGGTGGAAAGAAAAGGCAACTACTATTTCTTGGATATGGAAGTTGTCTTGGGCAGTGATGCCAACAAACCAATGGGAAACGATTTGAAAAAATTAGGAAATGAATATTATTACAAGCCACGTGGATCAAAAGGAGAGGATTATGAATAGAGAAGATGAAGAATTGACTTTTAAAATTCCAGATAAGAGCACAATTCCTTGTTTAACTTGCAAATGGGGAATGCATAGTTTTTTAGCGTCATATTGTATTAAATATAATTTGAAGCCTAAAGAAGTCTTATATGAAAGTAAGTCATGCCCAAAGTATGAAAAATATAAAAAAGATATTGACTAATTTTAATTTATCCTTTAATATATATTTATCTATGGAGGTAAATTAATGTTAGGAGCAATTATTGGAGATACCGTTGGAAGCATTTACGAATTCCATAATCACAGATGGAAGGCGTTTGATTTGTTTAATAAGAAATGTTTCTTTACTGACGACACCGTAATGACTTGTGCCGTTGCTAAATCTTTATTAGAAAGTAACGGTGATAACGTTGTGGAGGTTATGAGAGAGTTTGGAAACCTTTTTCCACACAGAGGATATGGCGGTTCGTTTGGTCGTTGGTTAATTTCTCCAGACCCTAAACCATATAACTCTTTTGGTAATGGCGCTGCTATGAGAATTTCTTCTGTAGCGTGGGTTGCACAAAGTGAAGAAGAAGTGAAAGAACTCTCTAAAAAAGTGACAGAATGCACACACAATCATCCAGAAGGTATCAAGGGTGCCGAAGTAGTTGCAATGTGTATTTTTAAGGCCTTGCATGCAGACGCGAATGTTAATGTAAAAAATGATATATATGCCTATGTGTGCGATATGTATCCAGAAATCAAGGACTTTAACTACGAAGAACTAAGGGCTAATTATTATTTCAACGAAACTTGTCAAGAAACGGTTCCACAAGCGATTTATTGCTTTTTGATTAGCAAGACATTTGAAGACTGTTTGAGAACATCTGTGTCCATTGGTGGCGATACGGATACGCTTTGTGCTATTAGTTGCGCTATTGCCGAGGCCTATTATGGAATTCCTAAACAATTTAAAAGGGAAATTTTGAAATATTTTAGTGAAAAGGACAGAGAAATTCTTTTAAAACCTATCAATGAAATTTATAAAAGATATGGTTTTAATGAATATATTAAGATATAATTAAGTTTATGAATGACAAACACGATGATTTAGGAAGATTTGCCAAAAAAGGGCAAGGAAATTACGAAAGTAAAATTCAAAAGACTTTAGGGATTGAAAAGCCTAAATTTGAACGTGAAGGCCAACATATTGTGGCCAGTGGCGATCGTTACGATAGTTCCGAAGACCATAGTAATTCCTTAAAAGAAGAGGAAAGACAAGCGAGAAAGAATATTGTTGGCTTGCTTACTAATATGGGCTTTGATGAAGAACAATCCTTGCAACATTACAATTCCTTGTCGGAAGAAAGCAAAAAGGATTTTAATGCCCTTATTGAAAATGGAAACCTTAATAACGAATTAGAAAAAATATACGAAATTCCAGAAAATAAGACAAAAATTCTTAAAAATTATAGAGAATTTTTGCATAAAGTCGCTCCTTTCTTTGATAAGGTTAATGACGATGAAATTTGGAAAAATATGAGTTTAGATTTAAAAAAGAAATATTTTGGAGGCAAGTAATATGTCACGTTATATCCCTTACGATAAAATGAAATCTCTCCGTGAAGCGGCAAAAAACGGAGATGAAATGGCCAAAAAAATCCTTCGTGCTCAATTGAGTGACGATGAAGATTTTTCTTGTGATTTGGAAGAATTCTTTAAGCCAAAAGAAGAGCCAAAACCAATCGAAGAGGTTGCTACAGAACCTGCAGAAAAGCAACCCGAAACGGAGCAAGTGCAAGAAATGGTGAAACAACCAAGCGTGTTGACTGGTCAAATCCCAGAAAACGATATTTCACAAGGAATTTTGGCTTTAATTTCTTCTTGTGATAAGAAAACAATTGAAATTGCTAATAATAACGATATCACCGAAGCCACAAAGAAAGGCGCGCTTTCTATTTTGGGCGAAATTAAGCAGTCTTGTCTCGACAATTTAGAGAAGTTTGGCAAGTTAATGGTATCTTTAAAAACAAAAGAAGAAAAAGAAGTTGAAGAATTGGAATAAATGCCATAAAATAATCTTGGAAGAAAACTATTTGTTTCTCTCCAGTGGCTCGAATAGAACGATTTTTGTGTCGTTCTATTTTTTTATGTTTAATTTATTAATGTTTTATAATAAAATAAAAAAAGAGGACACGTATATGGTAAAAGTTGGTTTAAATATTAAGAACGGTTCTAAAGTTTTCAAGCCTACTCCTGGTGATGTGATCATTTATGATGGCAAAGACTGGTATGTGACGACCAAATCTGATATTTTTAGAGAATATGAAGAAAAAATGGACGAAAAATTGGCAGAAATCGGACAAAAACTGTTCGAAATAGAAGAATATAAAAGACAAATATCAGCTCAAATGGTTGAAATGAGCGATACAATCAAACAATTTGTTAAATTACAAGGAGAGAACTAATATGAAGAAGAAAATTGGTTTATTTTTTGGCCTATTGCTTGGGTTTTGTGCAATTGGTAGCGCTTGTGTTGGATTTACTAGTGTTGTTAATGCTAATAACTCTATAGTAGCCTATGCAGAAGGCGAGGAAGGAGAAGAACCTCCAGTTACAACACCAGAAGAAGAAACTTTTGAAAGCAAAGTGGTGTTAAGCGCTGTTTCTCACGGTAAAATTTCAGTCGATAAGGAACAAGGACACGTTGGAGACATTGTTACAGTTACTGCCCATGCAGATTTGTTCTATTTAGTGGACTATGTTGCCGTGAATGGTACGAATTTAGTGGAAAGTGAAGAAACTAGGGGCGTATTCACCTTTGCATTAGTAGAGGGAGACAACACAATTAGCGCCAGCTTTGTGGTTGACAAGGAATTATTAGGAACTTTCTCGGAAATGTATGAACAAGCCTCTAATAAAGATTGGACAAACCTATTCACCGTCAAAAATGTAGTTACAATTGTTAATTTCATTCTCTCCAGTGGTATTTTAATCGCTATTGTCCGTTATTTTGTCAAGGATAAGAGATTAGCAAAGAAAGTTGAAGACAAGGTAGAGGAAACAGTTAGCAAAATTGTTCCAGAAACCACAAAAGAAGTGATTTTGAAAACTACAGAAGAAACCTTAGCGCCTATCTTCTCTCAAATTAGTGCATACCAAGAAGAAATCGTGAGAGTTGTGGCCGTTTTAGTAAAATGTATCGCGTTAATGCAAGAAGGTACGCCAGAAGCGAAAACTGCTATCTTAAACGAACTTTCTAACTTAAACGTTGGTGATAATAAGGTTATTGACGAAGCCAAGGCGATTATTGAACAATTCGCTAAGGAAAAATTAGATTATTTAAACGGATTATTAGGCAAGTTAGACAATATCGCACAAAAGAACAAAGAAGTTGTGGATAAAGTCGAAACAATTGTCGAAAACAAGGAAGGAGCCACGGAGAACGTTGCCGAAATAAGCGATGACGGAATCCAAATCTAAAAAATATGAACAAGAGAAACAAAGTTATTCTAATCTTAAGCATTATATTCATAGTGTTAGCCGTTGCGTTCATTGTGTTAGGGTTTGTACTCTCTGGTGCAAACATACTCGCATGGTTTGGTTCTAAATGGGCTATGTGGTTTTATGCTTTTGCAGGCATATACGCGCTAGTTGTGATAGCGTTTGTTGTCTCGGAAAGGATTAAAAGACTATGAGCAAAAAATTAGATTCCACCCAAATAGAAAAAGTTAAACACGTATTAAATAAAAAAGTTTTGTTAGGAGGCCTAGCCATTCTTATGTGCTTGGCTCTTATCATTGTATGTTCGTTCTCTGCGTTTTTTATCGATCCTAGCAGATGGCAAACTAAAGAGTTCTTGACTGACGAATTAATTATCGTTGCTATTGTTATTATGTCTATGGTATCCGTTATGGCAATGGGACAATCGAGCAATGCTATGAATGCTCTTAGTAGAATTTCCAAGGCGAGAGTTGCATTCTTTGCATCTTTAAAAGCTGTAGAAGACAGAAATGTCAATGCCTTCCGTCAATGGGTCAGAAAAGTTCTTCAACCAGAAGATATAGAGACGATTAAATTAAGAAGATTAAGAAACGCTGGCGTTGGTGATGTTATGATTCTTGAATTAGACGACGTTCAATTATTAGAACTAACAAAAGCACCTCAACGCTACCCAATTCCTACTTCAAAGGACGAAGACGACAAAAAAGGAAGATACTTCAAGAGAATTACCGAAGAACAATACAAAAGAATTCTTAAAATCAAAAGTTCTGAATTCCGTATCAAGTTTGTTGAACCAGAGTATTATCTTTCTGTGAAAAACTTGACCGATACAAGAACAGTATCCGAAAGGGCTATGAATGAAGGCAAAAAGAAAGGTTCATTTATGACCTCTCGTATTCTTTCCAGATTGGTTCTTTCCATTGTTAGTGCTATGATTTTTGCCTCTTTGGTGAGAGATATGGCTACAAATGTGGACGCTGCCTCGGCTT